TCACTCCATCACAAACAGTTTGTTTGCAACCACGTTGGGCTGGGCGTAGTTCAGAAGACGCCAGGCGTTTTCAGGGCTCGTTTCCATTTGTTGCTTAAAGCTGCCCCAGAAGTTTTCAGGTTGCTGAGGAGCAGAAGCAGCAGGAGGAGCAGGGAACTCACCGTAGTTAGCTTGAACCGGAGCGGTGGGATAACCACGGGTTTCCAGTTGAGCTTCATTTTCGTACACAGGGTACGGACCTTCAGGACCAAAGAACTTCAGCGTGTAATCGCTAAGAACATCAGGGTTGGTCAGGATTTCGTTATAAGCCAGATTCTCGGTATGCTCAGCAACCGCAAAATCAGCATAACCACCAATCAGATTTTGTGCACGATGGCCCCAGGCTACGGCACTATCGAGCATTCCTTCGAGTTGAAGGGCGTACTGGTTTAGCAGAGCCGGAGCTTCCACCCCGTACGCGTCGATCACCACTCGGCTTTCCTGGCTCAGACCCAGGTAATCCGCTACGTCCGCCAAGGAGGGACTCGAGGAAGTTTGGGAAGAGCTGGGCGATGAGGCCGGGCTGGTTAATGAGGTCGGGGCTGCCGAGTTCCAAGTAGCTGGGCTGCTGGGCTGTCCGTAATTGGCCGGGGTATAGCTCGTCGGAGCTGATTGTTGACCCTGGAACGGGGATTGAACTGGTGCGCTCAGCAGGTTCACCACCTTGTTGAACGCCGATTCCCATGGATTCCCCTGAGGAGCTTCCGCCGGTTGGGATTGGGGGGCGTACTGAGTAGGGGCGGATTGGTAGCTGATATTCGCTTGAGGAATCGCTTGGGGGTAAGCGGTCCCCACTTGGTACGCCACCGGAGCCGCTTGGTAGCTGCTGGGCGCCGGAGCCGCTGCTGTCACGTAGCTGCTCGGGGCTACTGACGGCTGTGCGGGGCTCATCTGTGGGATCGATTGGACGGTAGCGTCCTGCATAACTCATCTCCTTTTGTAAAGCTTCTAACGTTCGATACAGATACGGGGTTAAATCCAATCTTGGATCCGCAGCCATCGGAAGATCCGGTGATTGCGGGTGGGGCGTCTGCATCATTCCCCCCACTAGCTTGGCAAACTGAGAGTAAGCACTCTGCAATTCGTTAACCATCCTGAACGGGAACCCAGATAACATCTCGGCCCGTTCCTCATCCGTCTTAGACGGGAAGAGGTATTTCAGTGCTTCAATGCTATCAACACCTAATTCTTGCAGGTTTCGCACCACGATGGAGTTGTTGAGAATATCTTGTGTCGAGTCTTCGTACACAGGACCTAGCCAACGCCAAAGCATTGTGACATCCCCGTCAGGAATCAAGCCCATGACTCCAGGTGGAATCTGCTGGGCCTGAACACAAGCCATCATTAACTGTTTAACTTTATCGTTATGTTGCTTAAGAGCTTCTTCATATGCAGCAACTTCTTCCTCAGGTGAACCCTTGGAAGGAGCAACAGGTTTCTCAAGTCCGGCTGCTTGTGCCAGGGTGTTCTTGAAGAGTTGCTCTTCTTGATAGATGATCAATTCAAGGCAACGGCAGATGCCATGCGTATAGATGGCATTTGCTTTTTTCTTGGAAGTTGCGGAAACACGTCCAAACAGCGACTTGTATTCCGTTGCTGTTACACCGGCGGAAATAGAAAGTTCATCAACGCCGCCAAGTGCGGTGCGAATCTCTTCTCGGTACTGCCGTGCAAATGCGTTTTGATCACCAGTGATGGCATCTGGAACAATGTAACCAACACGGTCGTTTGGCTCCAGGTTAGCAATAACGCGTGGCACGCGGATAGTACCGTCAACTCCGCGACTGATGGGATCAGACTTAAACGTCGACCGGCTTAATGCACTGGGACTATTGAAGCCAGAGTTTGCAGCAATGGAGGGACGCTGAATAGTGGTGTCGCCCCCAGCTTCCATCAAGTCCGTTTTGGGACGTGATGAGAGAAGTGTTGGGTTACCAAAGAACTGCACGTTCTTGCGCATCGTGCGAACCATTTCATCGTGAATGACGATATGGTTTGCCATCGAATCAAAATCTCCGACCCCTTCAGTAGAGAAACCTTTGGGGTTGTTGAAGATTTCAACGCAAGGGATAAAGCCTAACGTATTTTTAAACGTTTTAGTTTTCCCTGGTACTGCATAGGAAGGCATGTCAAATGACATCTCACCTTCAGCGTGAGTCTCTTCAATTTCATCGGCTTTAATAGAAAGCCTGATGTAACGCTTGGCACCCTGGTCGCCTGTTACCGTTGAACCAGTGATGCTCTTGATGTTGATATTATCATTCAAACCAAAGCCCTTGCGGACTTTATAGCTGTAGATGATCACCACCTCATCCAGCTCACCGTCTACGTTGTAATAAGAACGGTACTCGTGAGCACGGAAGTAATAAAGGCGATAGCTCACCTTAGTGGGACGGATGTAAAAAAGACCTTTCCCGTCACATAAGAAATATTCCCAAATGGAATCCAGGCGGATATCCATCTTGTTGTACTTCAAAACACGGTCGAGAAAGTCTTTGCGCTGTGCACCAAAGTTATCTTGGGACGGGAAGAATTCAACTCCTTGGCGAATGCCGAAAAGTTTCATTTGAGCAATGTGAGACGCAATGATGCCCGTGTCGACGCCAACACTCCCATCTTTCTCAAGATAGGAATTGACCATTTCCTTAAGTCGACTTACAGCGTCAGCCACTATTGCTCCTCTGTTTTAGTAATACTAACAATAAATCAAGAAACTGTTTTGTTCTGGAACCCAGCCGGGGGTGTCATTTGCCCAAGCTGAGGTCCCATGTAAAAACCAGCGTTACCCATCGGTGTTCCTCCCGCTCCAGGCATGGACGCACCGGGAACACCTTGCCGCATGATTTCTTGGAACCGTTGAAAACCTCGTTGTTCTTGGCTTGGTCCCAGGATGCGATTTAATTTTTCCAAGCCCATATGATGTTGAAAATCTGCCTGGGACATGGGAAGGCGCGGGTCTTGTCCAACGGGAATACCAGCGGCCATTAGGTTGCCGGGTGCACCAGGGACATTACGTTCTCCTGCGAAGTTCATTTGAAATCCCTCTTTGTTTCTATTTTACTCTTCTATTACTTCGTAACCAGAGCAATCGTTGACTTTATGCAGAATGATTCCATTTCCTTTTACGTCCCAGTTGAGAATATCCCCTTCCTGCCAGCCAAGCTCGTCAACAACCTCATCGGGTAGCGTGATGTATTGATCTCCGTTTTCGTCCTCCTGGATCTCCAAGATGTAACTCATTTTTCCAAAAGCTTTTCCATTAGCTTATCAAGCTTATTGTTGATCTGCTTAAAGTTATCATGCATTTCTTTGATTTCCCTGAGGAAGTCAACTTTCAATACATACTCCAAAGGCATGCGATTGATTTGATCTTCCAAAATATCGATCCTTCTTTTTTGTGAGCCGATATAATCGTAAGCACTTTGAAGGCGCTCTTGCTGTCTGTCTAGTATTTTATTGGCCACCCAGCTACCCCCGGTGAATGCGGAGACAAGAGCCGTTAGGCCAAGGGCGAGATATTCAGGACCCACTGGTACAAAACTTTGATTTTTCTTTATCTATTTTAAGATTAGTAATCAAGCTGCAATTGTCCTTTGCGTGCAAGACCTGTGACTAGCCACACTAACGCGTCGACCGTGTCATCGTGACTACTGACGCCAAAGTTAGTTAGTTCTTCAAACATTGCAGTGAAGTTACGGTAGCGATTGAAGATAATCTTCCGGTCTTCAAACATACCAATAATCCCACGGAAACGTGCCAGTTTGTCGGCACGGAATCCTTTGACCGGGTGCCAGATCAAGTTGTACAGTCCTTCATTGCTTAAGCAAACACGTTTGAAGTCTGCTTCTAGCGATGCTTGGTATTGAACAGCTTCGGACCATATATCGCAAGTTGAATAAGTAGGGAAATAATTGCCACTGTCATCACGACCAAGAATAGACCAATCATTGAGAAGCTCCTTCATAGCATCTAGTTTTTCCAAGTTACCCATTACGCGAATACGTCGGTAATCAATAATATGGATGCGGTCGCCAATGCGACCACCAAGAATCATAACTGTGTAATCGTTCTTTTCCTTGATGCCAGCAGACAAGTCAACACCAATACCAAGAGCATCAAACTCTGTAGAGATTTCAGCCTTGACAATCAATTCAGGTGCCAACGACAGTTCGTTTTGCCTGATGATTTGATTCATGTACTGGAACGAAAAAGCAATAGGTGCCTGTCGTTTTTTTTCTTTTAGATAGTCCAACGACCACATCTCTGGCCAATAGGACATCTCCTCACCAGTCTTGGGATCATTATAAATTGCAGACAGAATAATCTGCTGCCAATTGTTTTGTTCGTTGAACGTAGTGGAGTGAATGTCATCATGTCTGAAGCGGGTACCAAGGCAGATGGCACGTGCCCCTTCAAACATCGTTGGTGCAATCACCGCGTTCCAGTTGTCCTGCATCATTTTTCTGATGTCAGGGTTTGCGATATCAGCGGCTGATTTAATGGCGTCATCAATCATCACCAGGTGCGAACGCTTGGAGGTCACTGAACCTTTCAAGCCTGCCGCACAGAGTGTAAATTGTTCGTCACCAGTTACGTCAATGCCGGCAAACTTATGGTCAATAGACCAATACTCATTACTGGTTACGTTCTTGAGAAGACGTACTGTTGGAAAAACTTCTTGATATCGCTTGCTTTCAATGATTCGTTTGATGGTTGCAGACTTAGAGCGTGCAATATCAACAGTGTAAGAAAGGTAGAGGATCTGAAGAGGAAGCTTGGCAGTTGTATGGATCCCAATGGCCCAGGCTGTCAACAAACCAAGTACTGTGCTTTTTGCTGAGCCACGAGGGGCAAGTAGGTCGACGTTAGGACCAGCAATCTTGATTAGGCAGGAACTATCTTGATCCGTTACGAACTTGCGGTGCCACTCCTTGTGATGTTCCGCTGGAGGCTTATCAGCTACATACTCGCAAAAGTAACCGAAGTCATCCCGTGCACGCTGGAGTGAATCCTCGTTTTTATTTTCTCTTACTTTGTAATTCTTGGAGGCAGCACGTGCGTTACGCCTGTAAGCAAGATGAAGATAAGAAGGCACTCTATGTCTGCAGTTAAGTTAATACTAACTTATTTCTTAGAACGTGACTCTTTAAACTTGCGGGCCTTTTCCAAGGCGGCCTTGCGTTTTTCCTTGTCGTTCATCTGCGAGCCGTCCTCCTTCTTCGCTTCGTTCTTTTTGAAGTGTGCCAGGAGCTGCGGGGGCATTTTGTTTGCCATTTACCTCGGTATCTGGTGGAGTAGTGCCAAACATTGCTTTGGCTGTACTAGCGATATCACTGGAACCAGCAACGTTCTGTATGGGGCCACGACCCATACGTTCCCGTTGAAGGTTACGGACGATGCTTGGCATGCGCCCAGCAAGATCAGGGATATCTGTAGAAGCAGACATTGTTTTGGTCTTTTGTTTATTTTAAGAGTACTACTCTTCGAGTTGCATGCGAGCCCACACGCTCATCGATGCTTCGTGCAAGGGAATTTCAATGGGATCATCTTTGAAAATAAATACCAACTCACGAATAGCACGATCCGCACCAGCCATCAGAAGGCCCTTGCGATCCCTAGAAGAGGTGAAGAGATCTAATTGAGCAATAGTTCCACGAAGCTCTTTTTGCATGCTGGCAATCCTGGCGACACCCGCATCTCGCTTAACGATATCATCCTCGACAGCTTGTCGTAACTTTCGAATATCTTCCTGCATCTCCTCAATTTCATTGAGAAGAACTTTTCTATGATCAGGTTTTTCAAACTCGCTGTTTACCCATAGGTCACACGCAACAATGCTCCCTTCATAGCCAAGGAATCTGGCATAAAGGAAGCATTCAATAATGGAGTTGTTATCTTTGCAGAAGGAGAGGTATGCCTCTTCAGATGCACTGTCCAGATTATCGATCCAGGTTTTAAAAACCTCAATATCGATAAGCTCGCTGGGCCTGGGAGTAATCGCGTGCTTCGTCCCTCTCGCCGAACTCCTGGGCTTGTTCAGCGGACTGACGCTGCTCTGATGCTCCTCGCGTGATGGTTTCACGTTCTTGTGCTCCTTGTTCCTTCATTTTCTCCTTGGAAGAACCAACGGAGACATCTTGGAAGATCTTAGCAGCAGCAGCAGCTTTCTTGGCTTTCTCTTCATCAAATAGAAGAGAATACGGATCATCGGCGTAATCCGAACCAGTGTTAATAAAACTGTCCATTTAAGCTACTGCCTTGGTTCTTTTGTATCGTTTGCGCCGAAAGTATCTTCGGTTGTTTCAGGTTCTTTTTCAGAACGCTTCTTGGCAAATTGATAAGCAACTTCTGCCGCTTTTTTGTACAGATTTAAATCTGCACCTTCGGTAGGCTGAGCCTTGGGATCGGCAGAAGCTTGCATTATCAGAAGTTGCTCATCATGCTGGCAAGACCTTGTGTCATGGTGCCACGGCGGCCCTCAACACTCTCTTGGCGCTTCTGACGCATCTTGGAACCTTCCAGGCGGCCCAGGAGGCCTTCGAATTCACCAATGTCAAAAGACTTGGCGCCATACTCACCTTCAGCTGCTTGCTTCTTAAGAGCGGTTGCAGTTGCAGCATCAATTTCGCCACGGCCAAGAGCAGCGTTAATACCAGCAATAGTATCGGAATAGGCCATGTTTACCTACAGTGTTTCTTAAAGTATAGCAAAAGCTATTTTTAAATTATACCAACTAGAAGTTGAAAGCCCCCATCAAGCCTTGATAGATACCAGCTTTACCGCTAATCCTAGTGGCGTCCCGCAGGCCGGCCTGTTTAATATCTTCTTGCTTGATATTAAATTCTCCACGTGTTTTTTCTACATCACGCGATGTTAGACCTTGGATTTCTGCTACGTCTTTTAAACCAGCATTAACAATTGCCTGGAGATCAATATTGCCTTTGGCGCGGATATTCTCAACTGTTTCTGCAGATTGACCTGCGCGATCTGCTACATACTTACGAGCGCGTTCGTCAGCATCGTAGCCATATTTCTGGGCTCCAGCAGAGATGCCGGCAATAGTTTCTGCACTTGTACCTTGAAGTTTTTGAAGATTAGTCCTGATTTGGCCTTCAAGTTCACCTAGGCCATAAGCAGTTTTGTAATCATAATCTTCCTTTGACATAAACTCGCCGCCAAAGGTAACACCGCCTGGTGTCACACTTCCTGGCCCAGGAGCGCCGGCAGCGGCGGCAGCGGCAGCGGCAGCATCAGCTCTTTCTTTTTCCCCAGCAGCCCCGCCTGTTGAATAATACGTTTGGGCTTTAGTCCCAAGATTTACACCAGAGCCTTTTTCTTTAGCGAAATCTTTTGCTTTTTGGATGTCAAATTTTTGCTCAAATTGCTTGAGCTCTTTCTTGTCAATCGTTTTTCCGTAATCAGCAAGAAGTTGTTTTGCGGTTTTAGCCATGACTACTTTTTTTATATTATAAAATCAATGACTTAAGCCATTAAATTTAAATTGGGAGTTTTGTCGAACAGTCCTTTACTTACCACTATCTCGCGACTGCGTGCTTCTGGGGTGGTCATAAGCATGTTCCCAAATGCAGCGGATACATCGGCAGGTTTGGAAATACCCATGCCACGGAATGCTTCCGTGTATTTTTTAACTTCGCTTTCGCTTAAGTTGCGTCCTAAAAGTTGTTCTGCATTTAACTGCATAAAAGGCTGATACCTTTCATACTTTTTAGGATCAACAAAGCCTTGCTCCATTGTTCCGAGCTTTTCCGCTTCTTTGAACGGGTTCTTGGCGTTAGAGAACATTGCAGCGCTTAAATAAGATTGTTCAGCTAATTCAGGAGCCATTGTCCCGCGTTGAACTGCGCTTTCCAAATAAGAACCATAATCTCCTATATTTTTACCAAACTGACGATACGCACTTGAAATATCGCCCAGGGCTTTTCTACCTGCTTGAATGCCAAGCATTGAACCTCCACCTGAATCAGCTGAAGAAGATCTGACTTCATTTATCAGATCTTGAAACTGCTCACCCGTTGGCCCTGGTAAAGAAGACTTATCTGCGCCATAAATGCGGGTGTAAATATTGTCATCTTCTTTATTTTTTGGCATTTTACTTACTGCGTTGAATTTATTTTAGGTTACACAAACCTGCTGAAAGCAGCTCCGTATCCAGGGGTACGCGCACCGAACAGCTCTTGGTTCTGGCGAAGCTGTTCTCTACGGGCTTCAATTGAACCATAAGAGCCTGGGTCAGTTACTAAAGCTCCTTGTAGTGCAGTATCTTGAGCAAGATTAAAACGGTCCGCTGGACCACCAAACAAAGTATCGAATTTTTTACCAGCTACATCAAAACCGAAATTAGCAATGGGTGTCTCGCGTCCGGCTTGTTGAACTGCAGCAGCTTGCTCTCGTGCCGCAGCCCTTGCTTGGTTGCCTGCATTCTTACCACCAATAGCGCTTGCCCCGCTACCAAGTGCGGAAACGCCTCCTGCAATTAAAGTAGCTGTTCCGGGATCCATGGCACCTGCTGGTTTGGTAAGCGGCAAAAAAGAAGACGTGGTATCAAACGGCCTTTGCGTTAATGTTGGAGGCAATGAATACGTCATTAGCTTTATTATAACTAGCTGATATATTTTTTACGCGAGCCAGCTAAATCTTGAGCGTAGATGCCAGCTATCATGCCAGGAGTCCTGGATGCAATTTCAACACTAGCCGGATTATATAAAGTTGCCGCAAGGCCCTGGCCAATAGAGGCAATAGTGCTTGGAATTTGACCTAACGTTTTCCAAGTGAAAGCTTCTTTTGCTTCTGCCTGCCGTTGTTTTGTAAGTTCTTTGAACTGTTCGGCAAACTCTCTCTTGGATTCGTCTTGTTGTTGCTTTTGCCAATTCATCATAAATCCTAAATTAGGATCTACACCTGGAGGAAGTGGTGGCATTGAATTAGTGCCAGTAAACCCAGGAGTCAACGGAGCTACGTTCAGCGCTCCACCAAAGGCAGCATCAGTGGCTCCTGTAGAGCCAGGTAGGTTAAGTCCGGCAATGCCACCCAAGAAAGGTGCTTTGGGATCAAAGGAGTATGCCATGATCAACCAATCGAAACGTTAGGAGCCGCTAGTACGACGTTGTAGGGGCTAGAAGCGATGTATTGACGTGCAAGGGCGCCACGCTCCCGCTGAGCATCCAGGACGAGGTTGCTGGCCGTCCCAAGGACCATCTGCTGCATGTAAGCATTGTTCTGGGAGTTAAGCATTGCTTGCGAACGAGTCAGCTCATCGTTCTTCATTTTTGCAAGAATGGGATATTCAGCTTTCTTTTGCTCAATATCGACTGCGTTCAGACGTTGGGTGAGATCAACGATATTATCCGTACGCATGCCCAGCTGACTACGTCCCAGCTCAAGATCTAATCCTGCAAGTTGACGGCGACGGGCAACTTCGGTTTGGAAGTCACCTTCTTTACCTTCCGTAGGACGACCAGTTAATTCTTGACGAACAGCTTCTGCGCCACTGGCGGCCATGCCGGGGATTGCCATGCCACCAAGCATCAATGCACCACCAGCAAGTTTTGCGAGAGGGTTAGGTGCTTTCAGTAGGGCAGTGCCCAGGCCAGACGTAAGGGCTCCTGCACCAAGAGCAGCTGCAGCTCCAGTACCACGGCCCGCAGCGGCTTCAGACACAGCCGTTGTAATTCCAGGGACCATTCCACCAAGGAATGCTGCGCGGCCAAGTCCAGGGCGATTAGCCAGACCTTGAAGAAGCTCGCCGCCTTGTTGAACAGCACCTTGTAGCATTTGCTTGCCACCCTGCATTTTTTCTTTTATTTGCTCACGTGCTTGTGCAGCAAAAGACTGAGGGGTAGGCGTAGTCCCAATATTGTAATTTAACGTACTATAAGGAGCCTGTACAGGCGACGACCAGGGGTCTGAATATACAGCCATTATTAAAAATGTTTCTTATAAAACTGATTCTATCAGTACTGCATACTTTCGTATTCAGTAGTTGTAGGCAGCCTTGGACGATT